CCTAATTTCTTAAAATATTATGCTTATACATAGTACCATATTTCATAAGAGAATAAAACACCTTTTAACTATTGGCTTGTATACTGGCCTATGCGAATTTCGTCAATAAACCCGTCAAAAATTACTTAAACACATCAGAAACTTTTTCAGCCGCTTTAAGCCGCATTTCGTCTGTATAATGCACATATGTATTAATAACGGTAGAAACGTTATCACCTAAAAGGCTGGCGACAGTTTTAATATCGGCACCGTTAGCTAACAGCGTGGTAGCGTATGTATGGCGAAAATCATGAATAGTTTTATCTTTCACAACACGGCGAATAGCCCGGTTAATAGCTGCCGATTCAGAAATGTTTTCGGGAAACAATCGGCTGTTTTTAGAATGGATGCGGTAATCTTTAAGGACCTTCACTAAAGAAGGCGGCATTGGAAGTACCCGATAACTACCCTTGGTTTTAAGGGGACCAATACGGCATTCGGCTTTACTGATGCGGACAAATTGTTTATTAATGCTAATGGTGTTATCGGTAAAATTTACATCATCCCAGGTGATCCCCAAAATTTCACCATATCGGCAGCCGGTATAACGAGCCACGCAAATAAGAGTATAGCAATACAAGGAAGCCTCTCTTAGATAAGAAAAAAGTTCATCTATCTCATCTTTGCTAAACGTCTTTACCTTACGGGTTGTAGTTTTAATACGTTCAATTGCATCGCAAGGGTTGTGAGCAATAATTCCGTAAGGCCGCCTAGCGTAATTAAAAATTGTCCGCAGCCTAACTAGATACATATTGCGGGTGCCGGGTGAAAGTTTGTGGTCGTTAAAAATCCGAATAATTTGGGCGTGAGTTATCTCACGGATAGGAAGCGGCGCAATCTCAGAGAAAAATTGAATAGCAAGCCGGTAAGAAGCACGGGTATTATATGTTAAATTCACTCGTTCTTCAAGATATAAAGATAAAAAATCCCGGAGTGTAATGGTTTTTAAATCCTCCGGAATAAACACGGAGAGCGTATTTTTTAATTCTTCTATTATATCTTGTCCATATTCCTTAGCCGCGCGACGAGTCTCAAACCCCTGTTTTGATTTTTGACGCCACTTACGGCCATCTTTATAACTAACGATAACCTGATAGCCATTATCCTTTTTCCGTATTGTAATATTCGCTTGCATTTTAACCCCATATAGCAAAAAGAGTCACCAATAGGCAACTCCCGAACATAAAAATAGGAGCGATATCTTAACTTACACTGAACAATTAGTCAAAATAAACAATTAATTAAAATCCGTAGTTAATATATCTCACGATTTTATTAATGCGACTTGTAATATCAGAAATTTCATAATTAATAGATTGAATATCTGTATTAATAGACTGGATATCCATAGAATTTTTATTAACATCACCAACAAGCCCTTGTAATGAAGTAGAATTAGACAACACATCAGCCTCGTTGGAAGAGATTCGGCTATCCAAATTATCAATGCGACGGTCTATTTCGCTTATATCGCTAGAAAAACGAAGTGACGAAATCGCATCAGATAGCGAGTTCACTTGTTGCGAAAGTTGATAAATATAGAACCCTTGAATAGAAACAATAATAAACATAATAATAAATAAGGCCATAAATTTCTTATTCATAAGCACCACCTATAGCTATTTATTCCCACCAAAAGCATCCGTCACTGCTTAATACAATGGATTTTATTTATAAAGAGAACGCTGGAAATCAGCGTTTAATTTTTTATTGAAGTACATATGATAGCACTCAAAAAAGAAAAGTTCACCCACCATTGTACGGAGGGAAAATTTAGCTATTGCCGGGGAATAAACGACTCTTGCGGATTTATCAGCGTCTAAATCAAATAAAAAAGCACCGTTTTCGTCGTATGCACCACCCTGGCGTCTTAACAATTGCATGGTTTGAGAGTCAAAATCATAATAGAAAATACAGGAATACTTAACTAACACAGGGCCGTCGCTGTCGTAAAGTTCCGCCCAATAATCACCAATAATTGTATAAAACGGAGGATCATAACGAACAGGACATATAGAGGCGGTATCAACATAGTACGTAGCACGCATAGTAGAATGGAATTTTCTGTAGCGGCCACCGGAAGCAGCTCCATCAGAAAGAAATGAAGCCGAAACAGGAAGGATACAAATAAAGAACAAAATAAAAAGTAAGAATGCACGCTTGATTAACATAAAATGCACCGCCTTATTTTCGATTTATGTAACACGACGTACCCGCGAAAACCTCTAGTAATCCCAATACTCGTTCAGTAGTAAGCAATTTTTCTTCCCGTATCCCGTCTATCATATCGGTATTATTCCGCAAACACGTATGAGCAATTAGAAGAAACGCAAACTTATTTGCTTCAAGCTCTTGCCGGCCTGCTTTTTCCGGATTCTCCTTGCGAGGAACAACATCAAAACCTAAAACCCTATGTTGTACATGCCCAAGAACGGCGTGGCCAAGCTCGTGGGCGATAACGACGCTTTGTGCGTTAAAGTCAAGATGCTTATTAATATAAATAACATTATGACCGAACACACAAAGAGACAAACCCTTGGGCATATCGGGGATTAGCACCTTCTTTACACTTATTTTTAAGCACCGGCACAATTCGGCAGGGTCATTTGTGCCGTATTCACGAATTAAATCCAATACAACCGGCAACATGCGTTTCACGATTCATCCTCCAGGGCTGCTTGAATCAGTCGTTCAAGTAACTCTTTTTTAATGGGTTTACCGCCGTAAGTACAATAAGAAGTGGACCTTAACACATCTTTAAGATCGGTTTGTGCCGAAAAGCCGCTGCCCTCAAAATCATAACCAAGAAGCCACGCCGGGCTTACCGACAAAGCACCAGCAATTAGAGCTACCTTATCCTGTTTAGGGACATACTTACCAGTTAAATAATCAGAAATAGATGAAGTTCTCAAGCCCGTGAGCCTCGATAAGTCAGCCTGACTAATAGACCGCTCGGACATAATTTGCCGCAATCGCTCGATAAATGTATTCATAAAAAACCTTCCAATCCGCGAACGAAACAAACTATATAAGTAGTATATACGGAAAAGCGTATCACATCAATATAAAATAAAAAAGATTATACGGAAAACCGTTTACAAAAATACATATGTGTGATATATTTGTAACAACACGGAAAACCGTGCAAAAGGAGTGAGAAAAATGGAAAAATTCAATTATGCAAAATTAAGAGGTTTTATTGCAGAACACTTTGTAACCCATAGCAATTTTGCTAAATTTTTAGGAATCGGCACCACAGCCCTGTCCGAAAGAATGCAAAACAAGGTCCCTTTCACACAAAGGGAGATTGCAAAAGTGGCTAGAGAAGCAACCGGCAAGAAACTTTCAGCCGAAGAAGTAGAGACTCTTTTTTTTACATATTAAGCACGGAAAACCGTGCAACATAAGAAAGGAAAATGAAAATGGACATATGGACGGTTAATAAGCTAGAACAAATGGGCATAGATCCTAGCACAGCATGTAAGAAATGCGGCCACAACAACGGAATCGACAACGGCTACGGGCAGGGACCGTGCGGACAAGCCCACTGTTGGCTAACTTTATATGACGATGACGAGGAGGCCTAATAATGTGAAAGAGAAAAAAGACGTCATGTCTGTAAAAGATGTATCGGAATACTACGGAGTATCTCAATCAGCTGTATATAGGCTAAGAGACGAAAATAGACTCCACCAATTACCGCTACCCGGTGTGAAGTTCGGCCGCCAAGAAGTAGAAGCCTTAGCCGGTATTGAGTGGGAATATTCGGCGACAGGGTATAGACGGCTAAAAGAAGAAAACAGCCGCCTGGAAGCGGAAAATAAAGATCTTAAAAAGAAGATTAAAAAAATCACCAGTGAGCTACTGGTGATAAGCGGAGAAATTTAAAAAGGAGAATAAAAAATGATGCCCGAAGAAAAAGAAATGATGCGGCTTGTCGTAGAACAAGACCAAAAACAAAAGGCAATTATAGTAGCTGCATTCGAGCGAGTTCTTTGTATGGCCGGGGAAGAATGCACACTGACCTACAACCCTGCTGAATGGACCGTCGCCATTAAATGGCCGTCAGGGTACGAAAAAGTCGTAAACATTGCAGCCGACAGCCACACGGCCATGCTATACGACATATTAAAACAGGGATTTTTTAAATAGGAGGTAAACATGGAACCCTTAAAAATCAAAATCAAAAAGACCCATCCCCCGGAAGGATACCATATGAAACTCTTCATGAGAAGTTCCCAAGGAGCAAAGACAAAATTCTACCTAGCCAATTGTGTTGGCATCGTAGATAGTAGTTACCGGGGTGAAGTCATGGGAATATTTAAAATCACAGCCGGAAGACGAATTAAAAAATACATTCATAAGGGCGAGCGATTCATGCAGGGCCTTATCGAAAAGAACATTCCCATAGAGTTCGAAGAAACGGATGAACTAAGCCAAACCGAACGTGGTGAAGGTGGATTTGGAAGTACCGGCAAATGATGACAAAAGGCATGTACACCAGTAATAGCGAAGAATGGGGTACACCTCAAGGGCTCTTCAATAAGCTAAACAAGGAGTTTCATTTTACTTTCGATATATGCGCGAGCAAAGAAAACGCCAAATGCCCTAAATACTACACCAAAGAAGAAGATGCCCTAAAGCAAGAATGGGGGGGGGCGTTATATGGATGAATCCTCCATACGGAAGACAAATAGGAAGCTGGGTCAAAAAAGCAAAAGAAGCGGCAAGGCAAAGAAAGGCAACGGTCGTCTGCCTACTGCCGGCACGAACGGATACCGCCTGGTGGCATGACTACGTTATGAAAGCCGATGAAATAAGGCTTATAAGGGGTCGCCTTAAATTCGGAGACGGCAAGGGAAGTGCTCCGTTTCCGTCAGCAGTAGTCATTTTTAGAAAAAGCCCAACATCCCCGATCCAAATAAACTCATACGAAAGGTGAAAACTGATGAATAAAGTAGAAGTCATACAAGTATTTGAAGACGCCATTAAAAACAACAACCAATTTATAGGACTCATGATTGAAAAAGAGGGAGCAGGACCTGAAATAAGTATTATTCCCGGCCAAAATTTTATACGAAAGAAACGCTACCTTTTAAAGGCTTACGGCAGTGACATGAAAAATAACAGAGATGAAGGATTAAAAATCACACACGCATGGCCCATTGATTCAGAAGACGTATACGGAGTATTACCGAGCGGAGGTTAAAAATGAAAATCACATTACCGGAATGGATTAATAAATCACACAAAGAAGAAAACGTCCAAGATATAAAATGGCAACTTGAAAGCGAAAGAGCCTTAAACCAAAAACTCCTGGAAAATAACTTTAAGTTACTATCAGAAAACCGTCGCCTCAAGGAAGAGAACAAAGATATTAAATTTTACGCCATGTGCGGCGGAATATGCGTAACCATGTTGGTAATTGCAGATCTCATAACTTCCATAAGCCTGGTGGATTTAATCACCCGATGAGTAAGTCATTTATCCATTGCCCGGTAGACGGATTAATTCCCGATACCGTCTGCCCTAACTGTAAATATTTCGAAGGCCGTAGAACCTGGGCGTGCCTATATAGAGTTAGGCACAAAATAAAACAAGAAGACTCTAGGGCTAAACAACTGGTAGAAGACATGAGAAACCGAATAGAAGAAGTCAATAAAAAAAGACGCCACAAGGGCGTCTAAAGCAAAAAGCAGACCGGAGCCGGCAAGCTCCGTAAATGGTCTATATATATTATACATTATATAGCGAGAAAAAAACAGGGCTTCGGCCCTGTTATCGCTAGATTAAGTCTATTAAATATACGACCACAATAAAACCAAAGAGGTCGAAACATGTATGTACAAAAAACGGTAAAAGCAGGACCCGTAATAGAAATCTGTAAATACCACACATCAAGATATAAGACTCCGACGATGCCGAGGTCCCCGAACAGTAAAAACACATCGGCCGAGCAATGGAAAGTAAATGAGAAAAATTCAATCCAAAATCTCTATTACCTGATACTTGAAAATTTTAAAGAGGAAGATATTCGAATCGACCTTACGTACAAAGAACCGGAACCCGAAAAAGAAGAGGCGAAAAATCGGCTGGACAATTTTCTCCGTAAGCTCCGCAGGTTATATCACAAGCTAGGTGAACAATTAAAATGGATCGCTACAACAGAATGCAAAGGACATCGCATTCATCATCACCTACTGGTAAATAACATTGGGCTATCCCGTAGCGATTACAAAAAGCTATGGCCGTACGGAGAAATTCCCTACAAGGCCTTTCGGTTTTACGATGGAAAGCCCGATGACGCAAGACGAGTCGCCGAGTATTTTGTGAAAGAAACAAGAGAAACCTTTTACGAAGAGGATTCAATCCAAAAATCAAGATACCGGGCAAGTAGGAATTTGAAAAAGCCGGAAGTAAAAAAAGAAGTGATAAAAAGTAAAACCTGGAAAGAGCCGAAAGCTCCAAAAGGATACTACATACAAAAACCGGTACAGTACGGATACACCGCCTTTGGCTTTCCGTACATGTTCTACCGGATGATAAGGACGGGTGACAATGACGATCAGATATCTAATCAGAAAAAACCGAGCGGAATACGCCGCCATCGAAGAAGGACGGGAAAATACCCTTTGGGTACATGACGACAAACGCTGCTTTAAGCCTGACGAGAAAATCCATTTCGTCGAAATGATAAACGGCAAACGAACTCACAAAGGCTGCTGGGCAAATATCGAACGAGTTTACGAGGGTAGGCTAATAAAATACAGGGTGGTGAAACACGATGAGTTTAGTAAAGACGAAGAGAGTAAAACTAAAAGGAAAGGCCGCTAAGGAATTTTACAACGCGGTTTACGAGCGTGACGGCGGCACGTGTATTTGGTGCGGAGCTCCGATAGAATACGGCGTAAAACATCACCACGAGCCGTGCGGGATATATAAGTCCGACGAAATCGAAAAAGCCGTTATGCTTTGCCCTAGCTGTCATCATAGACGGCACTTCCAAGATGCAGCCAAAGGGGAAGCGGTATGCCGTGAATATCTTCAAGAGCTTTACGGTGACAAGGGAGCAAAAAAAGAATGAACTAGTTCCGAAGGGGATGATTAAAGGAATGTTAAAAGACCAAACGCTTTTCGGGGAGACGGACAAAGTTGATTTAGCGGTTCGCAGAATCAAACTGAATGAGCCGCCAGAAGGGTATTACGTGGCGTTTTCGGGAGGCAAGGACAGCTGTGTCATCTTAGACCTTATAAAACGAGCCAAGGTAAAGTTCGACGCACATCTTAACATAACTACCGTTGACCCTCCGGAGGTTATCAGGTTCGTTAGACAGCAGCATCCGGAAGTGATAATGGAAAAGCCTAAAATAAGCATGAAGAAATTGATTGAAAAGAAAGGAATCTTACCCACAAGACTAGCCAGATATTGTTGTGCAGAATTTAAGGAACAAGGTGGCATAGGACGATTTGTTGTAACGGGAGTCAGACACGCAGAGTCCGTTCGACGGAACAACCGGAAACTGTTAGAGCCGTGCCGACAACCGACCGGAAAGCGATTTATCCATCCAATTATTGACTGGAGCGATGATGAAGTGTGGGAATATATAAAAACTTACAACGTTCCGTATTGCAGTTTATATGACGAAGGATTTAAGCGGATTGGTTGTGTGTGCTGCCCGTTTGCTGGCGAGCAAAAGAAACGTCAAGACATTAAGCGGTGGCCGAACATTTATACCAATCAATGGAGAACCGGTGCAGAGTTGGCAATGAAAAGACGAAAGCGTGAAGGGAAGAAGCTATTGTTTAACACCGTTGACGAACAAATGGAATTTTGGATAAGCGGTAAAGGCTTGAAGGGAAAAGCTCCGGAGCTTATCAATATTTTTGGCGTAATAAGCGACGAACTCATTACGTAATATAGGAGGCGTAAGCAATGCGAATTATAAGATATGGAAAGGAACGACCGGCAGACGTACTGTACAGACGGTCGCAAGTAGGAATTATCGGACGATATGGATTAGAAGAGTTCATCGTTTACGACGGCGATTGTCAGTGGAAAGACCGGGCCGTTATGAGGGCAATTATAGACGATGTCAAATTCAGGGCAAGCGGCGAGTTTAACGAACACGGAGAATTGCGAACGGATGCGGTTATCGATGTAGATAAAATCGTCAATACGGCTAAACTAAAGGAGAAATGAACATGGACAACGAAAAAGAGGCCTATAAAAGAGAAATATTAACGCTTATTGACCGCTTAAACGCCGTGGCAGACGAATTAAACGCCATAAACAGACGATTTGAAGGATTAAATGCGCTTTGTCACGAGCAAAAATGCGAAATTGTACAGGGGTATACAAAACTAGCAGAGCGGAACGTAATGTACGCAACGGCACGGGCATATGAAACATTGACGGCGTTAGCAGAAAATATGGCGAAAGAGATTAACCTCGATAAAATCAAGAAAGAGCCGTTTTAATGCGATGTATCGATAATGGAACAGGTTGAATTTGCGGCCGAAGAGGAGTAAACAATCATGTACACATTAAAGAAGTATAGAGAACATGACCCTAATACAATAGAAGCCGTTCAATTTACAGGCGAAAACGGAGACGAGATAATAAACCTTTTAAACGTTAGGGGCGGCGTTTGGACTACACTCAAGCGAGAATTCGACGAAGATACAGGCGAAGAGAGTCATAAGCGTGTATTAACACTGGAAATCATCGACGGTAACAAAAGATATAGAGCGTTTCAAGGCGACTATGTTATTAAAACTGTATATGGCGATATATATCCGGTTGATGAAAAATCGTTTCTTGCTCGTTTTGAAGAAATTCAATGAACAAGCACGGCGTATTAAAAAGGAGAAAAGGTAAATGTCATACATAAAATTCGGCAACTACGAGCCGGAAAGAGAAACGATAACAACTGACTTACTTGACGGGACGGACATGCAGCACCTGTATTTATTCGCAAACGGGTACGGGGCGAGCGTAGTTCAGAACGGGCACAGTTACGGACATAATGACGGATTGTACGAGTTGATGGTATTGAAAAACGCCGTACCGTGCTATGACACGCCGATAACAAACGACGTCATCGGATATTTAACAGCCGATGAAGTCACTGAATATTTGAAGCAAATAGAAAAACTACCGGACTTACAAAAAGGGGAAATTACATGGAACAAATCGGAATAGGCTTAATTTTACTAAGCTTAGCGTTGAAGGCAACTGACGTAGGATTGGGTATTAATGATTTAATAGTACCCATATGTATAGCAATATTAACTTTAATTATCTGCAGATATTAAACCACATGAAAGGAGCAAACTATGCCGGACAGAAGAATAAAAAAATTCGAAATTGGTAGAAGACAAGAATTTAACATCACGTATGAAAAAGACAACGAAAACACAGGAGGATGCGACACTCTACAATTAAAATGTTCGGAATATCCGAGACCGGAATTAATTGAAGCGGTAAAAGAACTTTCACCTTATATCACCGAGATTTTAGAATTGCCGGACTATTGCAAAGATCGCCTGATAGCCAAAAAGCTTACCTATACATACGATAAAAAGACGGCAGAGACAAGCGTCACCATAACAGCAAAATTCTATATACCCGATGCCGGAACATTTGTTGAAGTGAAAGCGCCGCCGAGAGTTATAAATCACGGAACACCGACCAGTGAAATTCCGTTTACACCCGAATGTAGCGAAGTAATTGAACGATTAACGACGGAAATATTCCGGTATATAGACGGCGACAGAGCCCAGGACAAATTAAATTTCGATGACTAAACAAGGAGGAGTTAAAATGGACTACACGCTAATAGCGATGACAATCGCGTTATTGTCATCGGGACTTATGGCTGCCGCCGCAATGGGATATTTAATATACATAACCCTCACAGGAATGAGAGATATACAAATAAGGCGAACACAATTAATAATCATGCTGGCGGAAAATATAATTGAGCAAGCAAAACAAAAATCCATAAGAGATTACCAAAACGGACAAATAAGAGAGGACTAATCATGAGAATAAGAGACTTAAAAGACACCGTAAACCTTATGACAAGCGATGACTATAAAGATCGACTTCTTGCTGAATATTGGCAACTAAAAATTAGACATCAAAAGCTACAAGTCGCAATAGCAAGAAAAAGTCAACGACTAGACCGAAACACAAAAACTCCGATAGACGCGCTCCAGGCACAGGCACATGTAATGGAACGGTATTTAAATCTGCTAAGACTAAGAGCTAGAGAAGAAGATATATTACTGGAGGACTAATTATGAATTATGAGGCAGTCACAGCAGCCGGAGGAATATTCCTACTTATAAGCGTATTCATCACATTCGGGCTTATAGGCGCGCTGGCGTTCGAAATGATAAAAATGCGTCGATTAAATCGCGTGCTAAAGGCACGCGTAACAGCAGCAAGTAGAAAGGCGATCGTCGTAATCATAAAAGAGGTGCTGCGATGAACGCCAAAGAATATCTTCAATCAATCCGAACGTTAGACATAAAGCTAAAGACCTTAGAATCTAGAATCTCACGATACCGTGAGGATATCTGCACCTTAAAAGGAACAGACCTTACAGCTAATAAGGTTTCAGGAAGCGGTCACGGCGGTATAGCCGATAAAATTGCAAAACTTGCAGATATGCAGCTGGAAGCGGCCGATAAATGGGACGAACTCATAAAACGCCGCGAAGAAGCGCGCCTTCTCATCGAACAACTGGAAAACCCGAAAGAACAAAGCATATTATCACGAAGATACCTATGCGGAGATAAATGGGAAGATATCTGCACAGCGCTAGGTGTAACATGGCCGAACATTTTTAGAACTCAAAGAAGAGCGATAAAAAATTTTGAGCAAATTCTAAAAAAAAGTTCAAAAGGTTACTAAAAGTTACATATCACTCTATGATATCATGTAAGCTAGAAAAATAAGACAAGGAAGACCTGTATCTGGCAGGCCTTCCTTTTTTGTTGCCGCAAAGCGAGGGTAGCATGATCCGATGCGATAACCAAAGATGCAAACACAATCACCGCGAAATATGCGTGAACATGCACCTACAGATAGAATCGGAACGGTGCATATGCTTTGAACCGAAATGGCAAAAGAAGCGAAAAACAAACGAAACGGATATAAACCATACGCCTGTTTACCACTCAACGAGACGGCGTACGTTTAAGTAGGAGGAAATATGACAAAAAACAAGGTCCGAGGTGAACCCGTTCGCCGCGAGAAGATATTTATCAAGAACACAGATACGCGCACAAAAGACGCGCGAGGAAAAAACATTAATATAAGGCGTCGTTCAACAACATGGAAAAAGTTTCACACCACCCAAAACCTGGAAGTTATTAAAAGCCTATGTCGTAAGGGATGGCATAATGATGAGATTGCCGCATACATCGGCATATCTGAATCGACGCTTTACGAATGGACTAAAAAACATCCGGAGTTTTCGGAGGCGCTTTCAATTGGTAAAGACTACTGTGTAGCCCAGGTCGAAAATGCCTTGTTTCAAAGGGCTGTAGGCATTGAAAAAAAGATGCCAAAGAAAGAACAGACCGTTACAACAGACATCATAAAAGACGGCAAAGTGGTAGGAAAACAAGTTACTAAGAAGATAGAAAATGAACTTGTATTCGTACCGCCGGAGACAAAGGCGGCTACCTTTATTCTCACGAACCTTGCGCCGGACGACTGGAAGCAAAAACAACAAACAGAACTTACGGGAAGCGTTGAAATAAACGCTAACATGGACCTGTCAGAGCGTTTGCAGCAGGCGTTATTAAAGAAAGGGGAAGCGGCTGGTGAATAAAGACGAAGCATACAAGCTTATGGACTGCCTGGGCCGCTTAACTCACGATCCGGTAGCCTGGGTATATTTTGCATTCGACTGGGATAACGACCCGGAACTAAAAGGTCAAAAGCCGCAAAAGTGGCAATTAGAACAGCTAGAAAGAATTGCCAAAGGATTGGAGACTCCGGATACAGTAATTCGTCAAGCCGTATCGTCAGGCCATGGCATAGGGAAAAGTACGACCGTAGCCTGGCTTATCTTGTGGGCCATATCGACTCATCCGGACACGAGAGGCGTCGTAACCGCAAACACCGAAGCCCAGCTAAGAACCAAGACTTGGGCAGAACTTGCTAAGTGGTACAGAAAGTTTATCGCAAAAGAGCTATTCACCTACACGGCAACGGCGATATTTTCAATCGAAGCGGAACACGAAAGAACCTGGCGTATTGATGCCATCCCGTGGTCCGTCACAAACACCGAAGCGTTTGCCGGGCTACACAACCAGGGCCGAAGGATTCTTATCATATTTGACGAAGCCTCCGCTATAGACGATCGCATCTGGGAAGTCGCAGAAGGCGCCCTAACAGATAAGAATACGGAAATCATCTGGTGCTGTTACGGAAACCCTACCCGTAACGTAGGAAGGTTTCACGCCTGTTTTACCAAATACAGAAACTACTGGGACACAAAAAAGATAGACTCTAGGGACGTGGCTATTTCCAACAAAGCCCAAATCGAACAATGGAAAAACCAATACGGCGAAGATTCAGACTTTTTCAAGGTCCGTGTACGTGGCGAATTCCCGTCATCATCTGACGCTCAATATATCGGAGTAGACATTGTGGATGCGGCAACAAAAAGAACGCTCCGGCCGGCTGAATATAATTTCGCACCCGTCATAATAGGAGTAGACCCGGCATGGACGGGAAGCGACCAATTCGTAATTATCATGCGCCAAGGCCTTTACAGCAAGGTCTTAGGCGAATACCAGAAAAACGACAACGACGGAGCCATGGCGGCAATCCTAGCAGGGTTTGAAGACGAATATAAAGCCGACGCCGTCTTTATCGACCAGGGCTACGGAACAGGGCTTTATTCGTTCGGGGTAACTATGGGAAGAACCTGGAAGCTGGTGGCGTTCGGCGGAAAGTCCGGAACGAAGGGCTTTGCTAATAAAAGGGCTGAAATCTGGGGAAAGATGAAGGAATGGCTTATAAACGGCGGCGTCCTTCCCGATGACGACGTCTTAAGAGACGACCTCATAGGTCCCGAAGCATCCGTCAACGAAAAAGGCGAAATTATATTAGAAAGTAAGGACCACATGAAAGCCCGCGGCGTACCATCGCCGAATAAAGCAGACGCCCTGGCCTTAACATTTTCGCTGCCGGTGTTAAAAAGCCAAAGGCAGCAAACAGCAGCACAAACAAAATACAATCCGTTTAAAAGGGGGTAATACCAATGTGTGGATTAAAAGGATTATTCGGCGGAAGTACATCATCTCCCGAATTTAAGACACCGGATCCTACGGTGCAGGCCGTAAATAACGGCGACCAAGGGACGGCCGATAGCGTCGAAAAGCAGCGTAAAAAACGTGGCTTTCAAAGTACGCGTACAGCTGTAGATACGGCGCTGGGAACAACCAATGGCAAAAACACGCTGGGATAAGGAGAAAAACATGCGTAAAGAAATAAAAACAGAACTCGCTAGAAGCCCGACGGAAAATAAAAAGACGGTAAGGCCGAACACGTGCAAAGATAAAAGAAAGCTCGTGCAGCGATTTAACGCCTTATTCCAGGCAAGGCGGCCCTGGGAAAGAGTATGGAAATTAATCCGTGATTACGAACTTCCGTATGACGGCTTATTCGACGACGACACGGCGGGAAAACCCGTCATACACGACGAAGAAATCTTTACAGGCGTTATTCAAGAAGCCCGTGATACCTTTGCCGCAGGCGTTCAATCGGGACTCACACCGCCGTCTAGGCGCTGGTTTAGGTTTGGTATTGGAAATAAGGACCTGGCAGACGATACAGGCGTGCAGCGGTTTCTAGATACAAGAGCAGACATCATGGAATCCGTATTGTCCGGCTCAAACTTCTACAACGCTATACACCAATGCTACTCGGAACTTCCCTTTGGCCAAGCGGCCCTGGGGATTTTTTCACAAGGCGGCACAGTGACATTTGTTCCGTACACCATAGGTACCTATGCCCTGGCGTGTGATGCAGCAGGAAGAGTCTCAACCTTTGCCCGTAGAGCCAAAATGACCGTAAACCAAATCGTAAAGCAATTCGGGTATGAAAATTGCCCAATGACCGTTAAGCAGTCCTACGATAACGGAAGCGGCCATCAAAACTATCATACGGTGTGCTGGCTCGTCGAAAAGAACGAAGATAACGACCCAAACAAGCTAAACAACAAAAAGATGCCGTTCACATCGACATACTGGGTAGAAGACTCTAACGAAGATGAATGCCTGGCAGTCACAGGATTTGAAGAGTGGCCCGTTCCTATCGCTCGATACACGGTAAAGGGAACGGAAGCCTACGCGACAGGTCCTGGTTGGAACGCTCTGCCGGACGCCAAAATGCTACAGCAAATGGAACTTGACGCCATTACGGCTATTGAAATGGGCGTAAAACCGCCGCTACAGGTACCGCCGTCACAAGTAGGAAATATCAACCTATTCCCCGGCGGTACGACAGCTATAAACGATCCGAACGAAGTCATCCGTCCTATCTTCCAAGGACAACTGGCGATTGGCGAACTTGAAGGGAAAATCCAACGCGTGGAAGATAGGGTAAAACGCACCTATTCATCAGACCTCTTCTTGATGTTAGACCAACTAGACAAAGGCCGCATGACAGCCCAGGAAGTAATGGCAAGAAACCAGGAAAAATTGCAGCAACTAGGCCCGGTAGTAGAACGCCTTCAATACGAATTCTTAAACCGTATCCTCGAAAGGGTCTATAACATCTTAGACAGAAGCGGCATATTCCCGGATATCCCCGAAGAGTTGCAAGACATTGTAGGCGAAGAATTTAGGATCGAATACATTTCGCCGCTTGCCCAAGCCCAAAAGATGAGTGGCCTAACCTCTATTGAACAAGGCATCGGATTTATTGGACAGGCTGCACAATTCGACCAGACGGTTCTCGATAAGGTTAACCTTACAGAAGCGGTTGCTAACTACTTGTCGCAAGTAGGCGTGCCGGCAGCTATGATCCGTTCAGATGAAGAAGTTGAACAAATTCAAAAACAACGCCAACAAGCACAGGCCGAAGCAGAAGCCCAAGCGCAGCAACAAGCAGCCATTGCCCAGGCTCCGGACCTTGCAGCCGCTGCTAAAAACGCAACAGAAGCGGCAAATGATGGGAACCCGGCTATGCAAGAATGGTTAGGAATGAGGTAAGGTATGCACGAAAAAGAACGAAAGACCGCACAGCTTATGGAAGAAACCATACGAAGCCAAGATATGGAAGCGTTAAGGTACGTCATGGAAAGCCCGTTAGGACGACATTTTATGGCTCGCCTTTTAGACGCAACCAGAATCTATAGCCCGCTATCAAACGAGACTACACTCCTTGATGAAGGGCGTCGCCGTGTAGGCCTTGAATACTTAAAACTCATTCAATCATTAGGCCTTGAAGGCATGAAACTACTTCACAAAATGGAAGAAGAATACGCCGAAAAAAGAATTGAACTTGAAAGGATGAAAACGACATGGAAAAGCTGATATTTGACCTGCAACGATTCGCCGAAGGCCCGGAAAGCCAAGCTGACGAAGAAACAACCGAAACGACTGATACGAGCACTAACCAAGAAGACGGCGACTCATTTATTGGTAAGGGAACGCAAACCGCCTTAGGTGGCGACGGCGAAAATGCCGCTCCGCAAGTACCCGAATCGTACGACTTTACGACCGTACTAAAAGAAGCGGGTTTGGAAGCGGACGAAAAAACCACAGAAGAATTTACAACTCTCTTAAAGGGCATGGGTGCAACGCAAGAACAGGCAACCGGTATGGCAACGTACGGCATTAAGTATGCTCAAGGCGTAGCCGAAGCGGTCGCTAAAAATCTCCAGGAACAATATGTAAGCGAAGTAAAGTCCTGGGGTGATGCGGCAAAAGAAGAATTAGGCGGCGCGTATCAAGAAACGCTCGGTAAAGCTGCAACTGCAAGAGATTACATTGAACAAAAGATTCCCGGCTTTACGCAGATGTTAAATCTAACAGGGGCCGGTAATCATATAGCTATGATTAAAACCATGGCAGCCTTAGCCGATTTAATCGGTGAAGACCCCGGCAGAATGGGTGGCGCAGGTACCGCCGCAACCAGTACCGATATGTATCCTCATACGGATTTTTCTAAGTATTAATTAAAAGGAGAACAAAAATATGATTGGAAGCACAGCATTAACTTTCACGGATTTACGTAAGCGCTTAAATCCGCAGGGCCAGTTAGACACGATTATGGAAGTCATGGCCCAAAGTAACCCTATTATGGAAGATATCCCCTGGATGGAAGGAAACCTTCCCACAGGTAACCAAACGACAGTCCGTACGTCGTACCCTCACCCGGAATTACGGCGCATTAATGCCGGCGTAAAACCCGGAAAATCGACGACACGGCAAATCATCGACACGTGCTGCTTGATGGAAGCGCGCTCGGAAGTCGACGTAAAACTCGTAAAACTCGCTCCGGATAAACAAGCTTTCCGCATGTCTGAAGACAAGGCCTATATCCAAGGCTTTACAGATGACCTTGCAAAATACATGTTCTACGGCGATACCGACGCAAACCCGGACCAGTTTAATGGCCTCGGCATCCGCTACAACACGTTTAAAGGCGACCTCGGAGAAGAAGGCTACCAGGTAGTAAACGCCGGCGGCAAAACGGCGAATAAACAAACCTCCGCATACATCGTTGATTGGGGCGAGGACGCGGTTGTCGGCATTTACCCGAAAGGCTCTAAAGCAGGCCTTGATATCCAGGACCTCGGCGAAATCGACGCTATCGACGCAAACGGCGGTAAATATCGGGCCCTTGCAACGCTGTTCGATTGGGATGCAGGCCTTGCGGTAAAGAACATCCGTAAAGTCGCAGCCGTTCGTAATATCGATTGCAAGACAGCCGCCGAAGACACGACGTCCGAAGCCCGTAAAGCCTTTGCAGAACGCATTATTGTTGCAAAGAACAAAATCGTAAGCCCGAAACGTCCGATCCTGTACGTATCACCCATGGCATACACGATGCTTGAACTTCACTTATCGGACAAAGACAACGTATACGTAACCCGCCAGGAATTAGCCCAGGGCATTCCGACGCTTTACGTATCGGGCCTTGTTGTTAAGAAAAACGACGCACTGACGGAAACTGAACCCGTTATCGCCTAGAAAGGAGAAACTATGATATACGATGCAGAAAATACGTTCTTCTGGAACGTCAAATTATCCGGACAATCCGGAACAGGCGAAGTTATTAAAACAGGTAAAGGCGACGCAGGAAGTCCCTTAACCTTAGTTGTTAAGCTCCCCGGAGCCTCGGCAGATTGTACGGTAACGCTCGAAACAGCGGATAACGACAAGATGACAGGAGCTAAAACCTTAGGTACATACACGGCAGAAAAAGGTAAAACCTTAGCCGTGAAGGTACCTTACGGCGACCTTGGCCACCTCCGCCTTAAATGGGCGTCCGCCGCAGCCCAATCGGTAGGCACCATTTCGGCGTCACTTGTAATGGATGCAGACGTACGATAAGCCGGGAATCCCTTTTAAGGATTGCCGCAAAGGAAGAAGTTTAAATCAGTTACACGCAAATGAGTTACGAGCTAAGTTAATCCAAGCCGGAATTAAATATTCCGGTGAAGAAACCAAAGAGGACCTTGTAAACCTCATTAAAAAACACAAGTTATAAAGAAAAAGGGGACGGGCAACACCGTCCCCGGCTTTATTAAAGAAAGGGAAAAGACATGACAGACACGGATATTTGTAACATGGCGCTATCTGATCTCGGAAAAGGCACCATTACCTCAATGAACGATAAGGAAGAAAACGCAAGGGCATGTAAGCTCTATTACGACCAAACAAGAGAAACGGTACTCCGGGCGTATCCGTGGAGCTTTGCTCATAGAATTGAAAAGTTAGCCCTGCTTGACAAAGAAATACCCGGATATGATTTTTGTTATGCATATCCGAAAAACTGCTTAAAAATAAATAACATTCGAAACAAACAGATAAACGTACAAGAACACGTTCCGTACGTTGTTGTAAATATAGATACAGCTACTAAAGCCATTGCTTGTAATTTACAAGACGCTTACGCAGACTACACGGTCGATGAAAAAGACGTACAGGTCATGGATACCTTATTTATTAGCGCCTTCACGAGGTTACTCGCAGCCAATATGGCTATGCGTCTTACGGGAAATCCGCAAGCCTATCAAATGCAATATCAGTTATTCCAGGCCATCATTCACGACGCCCAATTAAACGATGCAAGAGAAGGCCAAAGAGATGCGGTATATCATAGTAATTACGCCCAATCTCGGAGGGTACGATGAATATATATCTCATACAACCGTCGTTTGCAGCCGGCGAAATATCGCCGTACGTCGCAAACCGTGTAGATTTAGATAAATATAAATCAGCCCTTCTAACAGCTCAAAACCTCGTCATCCGTCCGTTTGGTGGTTGTTATCGTAGGCAAGGCTCGGAATTTATTGGACAGGTTAAATACGATGACAAACCGACGGCCCTCGTCGCCTTTAATGCCGGAATAGACGATGCCTATTTATTAGAAGTGGGGTATCAATATATCCGTATCTGGGAAGACGGGAAATATACAGGAACAGAGTTATCCACACCGTACAACAATGTGGATAACTTACAATTCACCCAATCGGCCGACACGATGTTTATCTGCTCCGGTGATTATCCAATTCAATGCCTTCAAAGAACGGCTATAGGCTGGATATTTAAAGAGTATGAAATCACAGAACCTTATTATGATTCAGCGACGCAAGCAGTAAATAAAGAAACATCATTCACAACACCTGGAGAATACACATTTCCGCCGCAGGTAACGGGTAAATACACCGTAGAAATCATAGGAGCTGGTGGTGGCGGAGCTGGCACCGGAGTGCAGCATTACTCATATACATATGGAGGCGATGGACAAGAAGCCCAAGGGACCATAGAATTACAAGGCGGAAACGGCGGCACTGGCGAAAAGAAAATAATGATAGATACGCTAACCGCAGGCCAAACATATTCCCTTACAGTAGGCACCGGCGGTAAAGGCGGTAAATCTGAATATTCCCGACGAGGCGATGCACACCCGACAGACGGAACAGACGGAGGAAAATCATCCTTTGATAACGCCGAGGCTAGAGGCGGCGGAGGTGGAATCGCAAGTAAACCCAACGGCCAAAACCAAAGCACCAAAGGAAAGGACGGGACCTCATACCAAGGCGGAGCTAAAGGCGGCACCGCCGGAGTATGTAAAGATATCCAACGCAATCCCTCCCAAATAACAGACGGGAAAGACGGCCAAAACGGATACGTAAGAATCACATTCTCCGGAAATAACGAATTAAAACCCTCGGCCACATCGGGTAACGACGTCACCATTACGGCCACGAAAGACACGTTTACGCCGGGAATGGTGAATAGTCATATAAAACTAACGCAGCAAGCCGAAAACCAATCAGAACGAATTGAAATACAGGCCTCTTCTATCACAGAAGAAACAAAATCCATACGAGTAGGAAAAGCCTGGAAGATTACAACTCACGGCACATGGAAGGGTAAGGTCACGGTTTTTCACTCGGACGATAATAAGACCTGGCAAGAATACAGAAGTTACAAATCAAATAACGACCAAAACTTCACCGAATCAGGGACCGTAACAACGCCTACATGGATGAAAGCAGTGGCCGTAACGGATGCGGATAACGGAAGCGGTAAACTTACCGTAGACTTCTCCCGTAACCCTTACTCAAACGACGGCACGGCTAAAATTACAGAAGTCGTCTCACCGACGGAGGTTAAAGCATCAGTAATTACTGATTTTGCTAATACAGACAAAACCCAGGTATACGCATTAAGTAGCTGGAACGACGATAACGGATACCCTAAAATGGCGTGCTTTTTCCAAGATAGATTAGTCTTAGCAGCCACAAAAAAAGAACCCTACTCTATATGGATGAGTCGAACAGGAGATTATCCGAACTTTGGCATTGAAAAAGTAGACGGTGGCGTAACGGACGACTCGGCGATTAAAGCAGACCTTATCACTCGCAACGGCTTTGAGATTTTGCATTTAGTACCGGCAAAGGACCTGGTTATATTAACAACGGGTAACGAATGGATTATAGAAGGATCCAGCGTCATCACACCGGCTAAAATTAATCCCAGGCCGCAAACGATGAGAGGATCTAACACATGCCCTCCACAGCACATCGGAAATCGTATCGTACACGTACAAAGAAGCGGTAAGACCGTAAGAGACCTCGGCTATCAATATGATGCGGATAACTACAACGGCGACGACCTAACGCTTTTGGCCACGCATTTAACCGAAGGTCATAAGTTAATATCCTCTGCGTATATTCAAGAACCCAATAGCACCTTGTATTACGTCCGTGACGACGGCGTGCTGCTTTCGCTGGCCTTCATCAAAGAGCAAAACGTATTTGCCTGGTCGCATCATAAGACGGACGGTAAATATAAAAAGGTAGCATCTATCCCTAACGGCGCAAGCGACGTACTATACATAACCGTAGAAAGAGACGATAAAACCTATATAGAACGGTTTAACCCCGGTATGGATACGGCCGTATACATGGATTCATACGTTACAGGAAGCGGTAGCAGCATAGAAATACCACACCTTATAGGGAAAACCGTACAAGTCCTAGCCGACGGAACAAGGCTACAAGATAGAGCAGTACCTGAAAATGGCTTAGTGGCCTTTGGCCAGTCGTTTTCGGATATCACAATAGGCCTTGCCTATGAAACAAGAGTCGAGCAGCCGGGCCCTGATATAGGGTTAAAAGAAGGGACCATGCAAGCTAGAATCTCAAAGATTAATACCGTCGTGTTAAGAGTAGAAAAATCCTACGGCGGCCATATCGGGTATACATTTAAAGATAAGGATATGGACGAATTACGATACGAAGATTACGAAACGTTAGAAACAGGCGACATCGTGCAGCAAATGCCGGTAGCCAATATCGGGAGCAACACCAAAAACCATATCTGCATCAAGCATGACGAACCGTTCCCGTTTGAATTAAACGCGATTATAAGAGAGGTAAGCATTGATGGCGGCATCGTCAAAAGTTACAACGGAGAAATTTAATAAAAAAAACGAAAGGCACCTACAGGCCGTAAAGTACATAGAAGAACACTTGCGGCCGATTGATAAAAAAGAACTACAAGGGGCTTACACATCCGTTACTAAATGCGCCATGCATGAATTTTGCGATAACTTTCTAGCGTTCGGCGAAAACGGCGAACCTATCGCTATATACGGGATCACAAAATGCCCAGTAAATGGCTACCATATCGTATGGATGGTGGGAACGACTAAGCTAAAAAACTACAAAAAAGAATTAATCACTATGGGCCTCGATGAAATCGGTAGATTCATTAAGGAATATGGACCCGTAACGAATTATATAAGCACAGATAATGAAGCATCACGGCGTTGGCTAAAAAGAGCTGGCGCCGTTTTTGATGCACCGTTTAATGAAAACGGCATAACGTGGCAACAATTCGTAATAGGGAGGAATGAATAATGTGTGGAGTATGGGGCATGATAGCTGGGCAAGCCGTCCAGGGCATCATGCAATATAAACAAATAAAGCAAGAAACAAATGCCAAGGTCGCTATGTATAGACAGCAAGAACAAGCGGCCGAACAAAACGCTAAAATAAGTGAACTCCGGCAAGACCAAATCGCCGATAAATACGCAAATGACCAACGTAAACTTGACGACAGGATGCGGTTAATGGCCGGCCAAACAGCAGCCCAAGCCGGCGCATCGAATATGACGCTTACGGGTAGTCCCTTAGATATTCTCATATCATCGTACGGAACATACCAAGATGATAGCAGCCAATTATTACAGAACCAACGAAACGATGAACGCTCGGAATTATTTAACCAATACAACTATGAAAACCAAGCCGCAGGATATAAAGCCTCGGCAGAAAACGCCAAGGCCCAGGGGAAATTAGCCGGCATAGCCACTCTTCTTTCAACGGCTTCCAGCATGTACGGAATTAAACATGAATATGCCGGGGCTAAAAAGCCCGCTGCCGGAAGCTCTGGGGCAGACTATACATTTGATTACAAACCCGACCTTCTAAGATGGTCACGATACGCAAACGCACAAAAGGGATTGTTCAGTTCGAATCCCTTTGGATCCAAGAATTTTAGGGGGTAACCCATGGAAATAAAATCATACAACAGGGCTGTAGACCCGAACGTAGAAAATGCAAATGTACAAGCCACAAATAACATAGAAGCCTTTGGCGGAAATACAACTGGAAACCAATTAATGGGAAAAGCCATAGGAGCCATTCAAGACCAAATAAAAGCCTATACCGACGAACAAATTAAAATTGACGTTGTAGATGCAAGCAATAAATATCAGGAAAAGTTAAACGACCTCTTGAATAATCCTGGGACCGGACTGCTTACTAAAAAAGACACAAACGCACTGGACTTAATGCGCCAGTATCAAGAAGGCGAAGCTAAAATTAGACAAGAAGTAACGGCAAGCCTTCCCAATTATGAAAAAGCTCACAGAGCCTTCACAAACATGGCAGACGAAACCAATATATCTCAATTCAACGGAGTAATGAAATATCAAGCGGCAAGACAAGATGAATACCGGAAAAACGTATATAGTACAAGATTAAAACAAAATACGGACAGCCTTGTAGAAAAAGGAACAAATGCTAATATTTTTGAATACTTTAGCAAAAACCAGGCTATAGTCGAAACGCTATATGGAAACGTCATCGGCGAAGAAAACAGAAAACAAATGATAAAAGACGCAAACACCGATATGTTTAACTTATATTCAGAAAGCATGCTAGCCGAAGGAAGCCAGGAAAGCTTCACGAGAGTAACCAGCCTACTAGCCAATTGTTCAGAATATATCAATGATGATGCCGTCGTAAACTTAACCAATAAAACCCAAAAGAAGAAAAAAGCTATTGAAACAGAACGAGATATAGAAGGGGTGAGAAAACGGCACCCTGGAGACGTAGAGGCACAAATTAAGGATATATCAGAGAACAACACTGTAATTTCTTATCGATATGTACATGGCGGTTCAGGCGGAGCAAGCAGTGCATTCGAAGCTAATTTTATGGTAGAAAGCGGAGGCGACTATAACACCGTTAACAGAGACTCCGGGGCCTTTGGCAGGTATCAATTTTTACCAAGCACATGGGAATGGGTATGTAGTCAAACCGGCGTAAATGTAGATGATCATAGCACCGAAGCCCAGGACAAAAATGCTAAATGGTATTGGGATTATTTTATCGGCGAATTGGGCGGAGACGAAAAAGCCGCATGCGTTGCCTGGAACTGGGGGCTTGAAAATGGCCGTCGCTGGAAAAACGGAATGTCCACAGGGATTTATAACGGTCGTGAGTTTACATGGGACGAAGAAGTTGGAAATAATAAGTCCGTAAACAACCGCTTAAAAGAATTTGATGAATACAGAGGAAAAGCCGCAGGTGGAGGCCTTATAGATAAGGGCTTTGAATATTCAATAGGAGCTGGGTTAGTTGGTATTAGAATGCCCAACGGAAGAAACGGGTGCGTGGAATTCGCCGTACGGTTCGGAGCATCATACAATCAATTCCTGGCAGACCAGGCACATAAAAATCAAACCAATTGCCCGAATTTTGTAAAAGAAGCGGGCGAAGCCGGCATCCAAGTTATTCCATTCGATGAAAGCAAGTTAAGTAAAGGCGATTGCATCATTTATCACACGGCAGAAGGCGAAGACGGACACGTCACCATATACGACGGCAATGGAGGCTGTTATGGCAACAGTAGCTCAAGGGAATTAACGGTACACGAATCGGATTATCATATAGACGGAACGTATCCAGAAAAGATTGTAAAAACCGGCGAAGACGGCACGGGTCATTACGAACGAACGGAAACATCGAAACGATCGCCGGAAGAATTACGGGCCGTGATAGAAGAAATCAGAAGACGCGATAGGGAAGACAGGCAGATAAAAAAAGAAAAAATAGAAGCAAAAGTAAAAGATGCAAAAGGGAAATATATTAATTGGGGGCTTGCAAATCCCAACGCAACAGACAGCGAAAAAAGAAACAAGCTTGCAGAGCTAATGGGCGATGATGAAGACCTAAAAAACAGCGAATTAGGGACCCTTACAATGTCAATTGATAAGGGGATTAGAGATAAGACAGAAGCCGCTGCCAAAGCATCGTCAAAAGGGAATGTGTTTGACGTCAATAATATTAAGGCAAGAATCCAAAAAGGGGAATTTAACGGTGAAAACGGACGACAAGAGTTAAGCTTTGTACTTCAAAACTCACCGGTGAGTTTTACTCCGGGACAAATCGACTCAATATACACGCTTCATGAAGATGTTCAAAATGGACGAAACTTTAAAATACAAGATCGGCTAACGGCGGATATGCTAGGAATGACGAGTAAACAATTTTCGCGAAATAAAACCGCCATGAGTATTATTGTTGGCGAAAAAATAAGCAGATATAAATCAGAAAACGGAGGAAGCGAACCGGATTTAACGCTTATTAAGAAATGGGCTATAGAAGCCACCTACAGCTTTGACTCCGGGGCGACGGCAGAATACGGGGTATTCAAAGATAGGCCACTGGAATTTTCCGATGCAGATATTTATAACCTGGGTTACGCTGGTTGGGAACGAATTAAAACTCCGGAAGGCGTATACATTAGATTATATAAAGACGGGGATTTTAAAGACGTATACGCAACTGAATTCGAAAAAATGTTAAAGAATGCGGGGCTAAGATAACGATGATAAGTGACGAACGCAAGGAACAATTGCTAAACATAGCCAACTCCCTAGGGCAGGGCACGGTTGTAACAGACAACCAAGCCAAAGGAAAGAGAAACATGGAGTGGGATTTAAAGAACGAACACACCGATGCCGAAGGGAAACAGTGGCGCCAAGATAACGACTACGGCGGAACCTTATTCGACCGCATGATGGGCGGATGGCAAAATGTAGCCGACGGGGTAATGGAGATCCAAAAGAACATTCTCTATAGCACACCTGAAACGATGACGGAAGCACAACGCTTAGGGCAGCGCATGAGTCTATCGCCGCAATTTCTCATAGATAATCCCGAAGTCATGGACCGCGTTAAAGAAATTGACAAAGAAACACAACCCATGGGATTTATGCAAGGTTCGAAATTTAGCATACAAAATTTCGATGCGTTATATCCGGAACTTGCAGAGATGAGACAAAAGGACCCGGTAAGTGCATCAATCGCGGTCAGTGAATATGAAGATATAAAAAATACCAGAAGCGCGCTTGATCTCATAAAAGACGCTTTTAATTCCGGCTCGGACATGGTAAAACTCTCCGATGTACAAATGCGCGCATATAACGGAGAAAGTATAGATTCCGTACGGCCCGATATAGATAAACTCACAGACGAATTACGGGCATATCAAGAACCCAATAAATACGAAAGAACCTTATACGATACGATCCAGCAGCTCACCATTATGGGAACCCAAGCCGCAAGAGCTACCAAAAGAGCCGCACAAGGGGCCGCCATGGGCATGGCAACCTCGGCCGTAGCAGCAGGTGGTGCAGCCGCAACAGGAATAGGCGCAGCCGCAGCACCGGTCATTTTATTAGCTGGGGCCACAATAGGGGCTGCAAACGGTATGCGTGTAGGTATGTTCGAACAGTTCGAACAGCAAAGTGCAGCCGCAAGATACTGGGAATTAATGAACAACCGTAAGGGTGAATACAGTAGAAACCATGCCCTCGTAGATTCAACCGTAACAGGCGTTGTAAACGGGGCTATTGAACTGGGCCTTATGGAAGTTGGTTATAAACCTATAACTAAAGCCTGGGGCGGACAAGCAGCCAAAAGCATATTAAATAACGCCGCAGCTAGAATGGCCATTATTGATGCGGGGAAGGAAAGCATTGCTAAATTATCCGCACAGGCGGCCATGAAGCAATTCGGAAGAAGTACGGCAGCAGAACTTACAGAAGAAGGCGCACAGCAAGCCTCCGAAGATCTTATGGATAACGCCGAATACTATCTGTATAAAAAAGGCGCTCCGCATACGACCACGGAGATTATAGGAAACGCCGTAGACGCAATGGTACAGGCTGTCCCGGCAGTAGTAGGCATGGGGGCCATGGGCGCTATAACTCACGGCGTAGGAAATTACCGTGGAATGAGAGCCATTGCAGCTATAAAGAACGAAGACTGGAAACAAGAATACAGAAGAATAGTCGAACAACAGACCATTGAAGCGTTAATGGCAAACAAAGCACAAAACAAAACCGCACAAAAAAATCCCGAAGTATATAAAAACGTCGTACAAGAACAGGCTCGTCTTGCCGGTGTACAGAACATGTACGTGGACGCGCAAGAGCTTTCAAAGACGGATAAAGGCGTAGACGTTCTAAACAACATGGTAAACCGCGGAATTATTACGGGTGAACAAGTAGATAAATCCATTTCAACCGGTGCAGATATCGTAATTCCCACAGGCACCTTTGCCCAGCTTGCCGACGAATCGGTGGATACCGATACTTTGATGCGGGCAACGACCATGGCAAAAAACGGCGTTCATCGTGCAGCCCTTGAAGAAAAAGCAAAACGAGTGGAAGCGATCCGTGAAGAACTCGCAAATTTAGCCCAAAATAAAAAAGATGTTCTTTCCAAAGAACTCATGGAAGAACATTTTAGCGATGCGGACGATATAACAAGAACGGCCGCCGAAAGCGTCATCTATAAAAATCCGTACGACTTAAATAAGAGCTATAAAGAAGCCCTGATAGATGCAAGAAAAGAATATGAAGACGCATTGGGCTTTGATGCCTATTGGAATTACAAGCCGCAGGGCGTTGGCATTATGTACACCGACGAAGAAAGCCGTCAAACAGGCCGTGGAATCAGAGTCTCGAATAATGACTACTGGTACCAAGATATGTATAAAAAGCTCGGCCGCAAAGCAACAAGAGAAGAAATGCTCGATATTGCATACGAAGACCAGATGAAAGAATTACAAACTCTAGCGCCCGAAACAGCCGACGAATTCGCACAAAACGTAAATTCCCTAAAGGCGAAATACGAGTCCCTACAAGGCTTGAAGGATAAGTTCGAAGAGTTGGCCAAGAGCGATTATGCCGTAAAACAGTCCCTCACAAAAGAAGGCTATGAAGTATACAACGAAGTACTAGATAAACTTCAAGACGGTAGCGATAAATCCAAATTAGCTGCTAACGAAAACGCCTTCATATACGCTCGCATGGCCGAAAGCTGGGCGAAGATCCGCAACGAATACGGCGATACGGCTTATACGGCCAAGGATTTTATGGCAGAGCATGCGGTGAATATTGGTGAAAAACAACAAAGCAACGAGGTTAAAATAACATTTAACCAAGAAGAAATCAAAGTCACAGAAGAACAACAAGAATTATTAGAGAAAGGAAAGGAATACATATTAAAGGCCCTTAACGGAGAACGACTGGAAAACATGGTTTTATGGGAGGTCCCCAAAGAAATAAGGGAAAAAATTCAAAAAGAGGCAAGATTACAACTTAACGGGTATAGATTTGAGCTGGTCGCAGATGATATACGACATGCTAAAAACAGTCATGGTAGGGAAGAAAAAGACGGCGAAATAAAGTTAGACAATACCTCGATCCAACACGCATTGGATATATTAGCATCTCCGGATAATATTGTCGTAGGGAATATCTCTGCAATCGGCCTGCCAAGCATTAGGTTTGAAAAAAAAGAAAACGACGGAACAATGTCCGTCGTTGAAAACGTTTTAATGTCTAAAAAAAGGTTGCGCTTAAAAACAATATGGAAAGATGCTAATGCCGTGGTCAATGCCCAAAAGGACCCTGGCCATACGTCCGAATACAACGGCAAAAATACATCTTTCCATGACAATAGTTTAACAAAAACAGTAAACAAAAACAATATCTTAGAGCAAACTTTCGACCAACGCGCATGGCATGGAAGCGGCATGGACTTTAATGAGTTTAACCTGGAAAAAGCCCTTACCGGCGCAGGGGATATGGTACACGGCTGGGGGATATACACGGCCAAGAATAAAAAGACAGCCCAGGCATATAAAAAACACGCCAAAAGCAAGGGCCTTCCGTCGTATTTGTACGAAGTAGATATTCCCGAAAACGCAAACCTTCTTGTAGAAGCAAAACGGTATGAAGAACAGCCGAATGAAATGCAAGAAAAGCTTGTTAGGGCAATATCGGGCTTACCGGACAGCCAGCAAAAAACATTTTGGGAAAAGCTACTACGCAACGAAATGCGGAAATTCCCCGAAGAAACCGAAGCATTATCTGATCTGTATAAAGCAAAAGACAAAGTAAAGCAATTAGAGGTAGCGGCTAATGGACTCGAAAATACCGACAAACCGAAACTCAAAGAAAAAATTGCCATAAAACACCTCAAAGCCCTCGGGTATACCGACAAACAAATCAAAGACCGGGACTTTATGCAGACGGAGAAGGAAAAGGAAGAAAAAGTCCTTGCCGTTGCACGAGAAGAAGCCCGAAAAGCAGAAGCATCTATACAGGAAAGAAAAGACGGCATCCTGGAAGCGGCAATTCAAGATCCCAAAGACGCCTTAAAAAGAAGCGTGGGGACGGGCAAAGAAATCTATAGGTATTTATCCACATCGCTCGACAGTATGGAAGAAGCTTCACAGCATCTAAATAAGAATGGGATTGAAGGCATATCCTATTACGACAGTGACGACGGCAATTGCGTCGTGGTATTTAGCGATAAGGCGGTAAATATCATCGATAAGTACCGTCAAGAAATAAAAGCCTCATATAATTCCGAAACAGGAGCCATTCACCTATTCGATGCAGCAGACCAATCTTCATTCATCCACGAAGCGGCGCATATGTACTTAACAGAAATGGGTAAAATGGCAACTGACGAAGCAACACCGAAGGGCCTCTTGGAAGACTGGAACACCATTCAAAGCTGGGCGGCGTACAAACCGGAAGATATAAAAGACTATGAAGGAACGGCACGGGAAAAAGAGTTTAAATCTTACGCCAAGGCCATTGAAAACGCTCGTAAAAGTGGCGACGTCATAGCCATTCGTGCTGCCGAAGAACGCTGGATGCAAGAACGATTTGCCCGTGGCTTTGAGCGGTATATAGCCGAAGGAAAAGCTCCGACACAAGCCTTGCAAAGTGCATTCCGAAAGTTTAAATCCTGGCTTGTATCAATTTATAGAGACCTTACCAACCTCGGCAAAGAACCGCCGGAAGAAGTAAAGCGCGTTATGGATCGGATGCTGGCGACTAACGATGAAATAGAAGCCTGGGCAAAAGCTAAAGAATTAAACGCCTGGGACAAGAAGGACTTTTCCGGGGACTTAACAGGCTCCGAAGGGGACATGATTAAACGCTGGGCCGAAGATGCCAAAGAAAAAGCAAAAGAACGAGTCCTTAAAGAACTCATGCGTCAAGAGGAAAATCAGCGGCGAACGGACCTTGAGAACAGCCTTGAAAAAGAACGCATTGATTACGAAAAACACCTGGTCGATGAAAACCCGATATACGGCCAAGAATTGGTTTACCGCGAAACGGACGAACAATTCAAAAAAGACTACCTAAGAACAATTGGGTACGATTCAAAAGAAACGTTCGAATCGGCCATTGAAAAGGCGGGCGGTCCGTTAGAAGAACGTTCAAAGGCGTTTATGGAAAACCGCCGTAAAGAATATGAAGAAATGATGCCAACGTCCGAAGACTTTAAAAACGCAGCCGATGCAGAGCTTGCCTCAACAAACGCTCAAATGAGACTTTCGCAGCTTGAAGCCTATGCCATAAAGCGAAAGGTAAACGGATACGTTGCAGAAGCGGTTAAAGCGATGCGCGAACTTGATGCCCTGGACGGAAAGTCCGAAGAAGAAATTGCAGCCGGCATCAAAGAAATTCTAGGCATTGATGACGAAGCGGCAAAGAAAGGCCGACAGATAGCTTTAATGCTTTCTAAGAACGAAGAAATCCAAAAGCTTAAAGAGCGGCTAAAGGACGCTAAGGAAAAAGACAAAGAGCATAGAGCCACGGCTAAAGAAGAACTAGCCTCGGCCAAGGCGGCATTAAAAGAAGCCATGAGAGGGTTAAACACGGCAAGAGATATCACAGCCGGAAGCTATACTAAAACTCTTCAAGTGGCCCGTGAAGAATTAAGCAAGATGACAGTAGCCGAAGCCACCACCTGGCGGCATTGGGAAATAAAGGCCAAACAAGAAGGAAATAATGCTGATAAGCTAATGGCGGCAGGGGCCTTTGAAGAAGCAGCCGTTGCTAAGGGTAACAGCCTTAAATACTACTGCATGAGTCGTGCTGCTAAAGACAATCAAGAATACGTAAGAACAAAGCTTGAAGGCTCAACCGGTCGTGTGGACATGCAGCAAGAAGCAATGGACGGCATAAAGGGCATGGTTAAGCGTATAAGTAGAAGAGAAAATCCGGTACGCCTGGACCCAAACAGCCGATACATGATTCAGCACCTGGCCTACATTACAGGAATTACTGAAAAAGACGGTATTAAGCCGTTAAACGAAAAGGGCGAATCCGTTGGGATTAACTGGGAAAAGGTTTACGGTGATTTAAATCCTGATTACGCAATGGATAAAGAAACCGCGCCAAACCCTGATAAAATCGTCGCACCGTGGCTTAGGATATTGGCCGAAAGTAAAGATCGTAAAGACTACAACGAAATGCAAATGGACCAATTCCAAGACATGGTGGAAGCCATGGACGTTCTGTATAAAGCCTCAAGACGAGACTATGAATCAACAACCCTTAAAGATAGAAACGGCAAAGTCATAAGCCAAGAAGACGCCGCTTTGAAGCTCGTCCAGGCTATCGGCGTAGACAATTCCTTTAATCCGCTGCAAGATTCAAACAACCAAACCGACACCAAATCCAAAACTAAAAGCCTAGCTAAAGACGCATTACTATATCTCACCAAAGCCGAAACCATCTTCAACCGATTTGGCGGCGATTGGATGCAACTTGTGTACGAACCCATAAACCAAGGAGCAAACAAAGAACTCACGATGCGACAAGAGGCGTGCAAGGTATTTTCAAAGATTTACAACATGTACTCATTAGAAGAATGGCAGGCGATGAGATCCGACAGAGTCTTTACAATCGGCCTTACAACCAACTTCACAAGAGAACAATTAATTTGTATGGCTCTTAACTGGGGAAATAAGGAAGGCCGTAAGCGTGTACTTGCAACGATAAATAAATCAGCCAAAAATGAAGCGGACGTCATCGACGAATACACAATGCAAAGCGTGCTGGAGTCGTCACTTACTGATAAGGACTGGAACTTCATTGAAGCTATTTGGACGCAGCTTGATTCGTACTGGGCCGAAAGAAACAAAGTACAAGAAAACCTATACGGACAAGGCCTCGGAAAAGTACAAGCGCTGCCGTTTAATATTAATGGTAGGCAAATAAAAGGTGGATACTACCCAATTGTGTACGACCCAAAACTAAGTATAAGAGCCTCGGATCTTGCAGCCGATGACATCGTAAAGCAAGCCCTTTCGGGAAGCTCGACGTTTGGAATCGGTATGGGAAGTACCAAGTCCCGCGTAAGCGAAGTAAAAGGACAGCAATTAGCCTTACGCCTTGACGTATGGCCGCAGGCAGTAACAGAAGCCATTCACCATATCGCCATGCGTGAAGCGGCGACAGATGTGTATAAGCTAATTACGCACCCGGCCGTACAACAAGCCGTACAACAAAAATACGGAATAGAAACGTACAACATGATCCGGCAGTGGTCAAAAGACGTCTGGAAAACGGACGTCCAAAAAGCCGATATCATTAATCGTACCCTAGAACAAATGCGTAAAAATTCGGCCTTTGCCGTAATGGCCATGAGAACAGGAACGGCCATACTAAACGTTCTCAATGTCTTTCCTATGATGCATCAGATAGGAAAGATAAATACCCTAAAGGCCATTACTAGCTTTGGGCTAGGGTTTTATAAGGGAACGGATACATACGCCAGAAACCGTCAATTTGTGTTTGACAAATCGCCCATGATGCGCGACCGCATGAATACGATCGATAGAGATATGCAGCAGGACATGAAGCTTGAAGTAGGGCAAGACACTTCACTTATTAGGGAACGGGCCACGCACGCCAAAGAAAAGTTCAATCGCTTTGGATACTGGTTCATCACAGAAACGGACCTCATGTTCTCAATGGCCCTTTGGAAACATGGATACGACGAATCCATGAGAAAACAAATCGAAGCGGGCATGACGGACGTTAAACAAATGGAGCAAAACGCCATTTCAGATGCCGACACAAACGTAAGAGCGGTATTTGGAAGCGGTCAGGTAAAAGACCAGGTAGCCATGCAAAGAAAGAACACACTGGTAGGACAGTTAACTCCGTTCTATAGCTACAGCTCAACCGTGCTAAACGCGCTCATCAAGGCAGGCTACAGAGTAAAAGACCACGGAGATTATATGGCACTTATTAACGCCACTCTCTATTGGGTAGTGTTACAGACGCTCGCCGAAACCGTTTATAGAAGTGCTGTGGCTGGAGAACTCGACGACCCGGATAAAATGCTCCGTCGCTTGGGTATTACAACCGTAAGAAATGTGGACCAGGGGTTCCCGGTAGTCCGCGATGCTTTAGAAGGTGTTATGAATCACTTCTTACTAGGGAGCGATTCAAATAATTCGCCGCTTGCTATTACAGCTATCGACGAACTCGTAAAAGCAGCGCAAGCAGCTGGAAACGAAAAGAAAGACTTCACCGACATAGGCCGTTCATTGTCGCGCGTGGGTAACAGAACCTGGAAATTCTCCGATACGTTATCGGACGGATTCTGGAACCTTGTAAGATTCTCGCTTGTCGATACAGACAGAAGCGTCCAGGAGCTTATTACCACAACGATTTTTGATAAGCGGTACAAGACGCATGAAGAACGGGTACGCCAAGATAAGAAAAAGTCTAATGAACAAAAAAGAAAGGACAAACGCTAATGATAACTAAAGACAAAACCACAATCACTTATAAGGGGGACGGGGTTACAACCTCGTTTCCCTTCCCTTATCAGTACAGAGCAGGCGAAGATATTAAAGGATGTTTATTAGTGAACGGTAAAGAAATGCCGATTGTAGCCAATTACCGTTTTGACGAAGTAGAGAACAAGTTCATCTATCCCGTAAACGGTGTACCGCTATTCACGACCGACACCTTAGTCATTAAACGACAAACGCCGATCGAACAAAACGCCGATCTTCCCGATAAATATCCGTATAACGCCGTTGAAACGGTAGCTGACAATCTCACCCTCATAGCCCAGGAACAGGAAGCAAAAATTAAAGGAATCGAAAACATCCGTGATGAATTAAATGAGATAACGAAACGCACTGTCAGCATGAACTTTCCGAGAATTAAAAACATGTTAGACGTTAGAGCCATAAATGCCGATAGCGACAGCCTTGAAGATATTCTCCGAGCCATCGTAAAAGAAGTTGTTCCCGACGGCGACTATTCAAACCACCTTACCGAATTTACGCTAGTTAATGAAAAGGTAGAAGTTGGTAGTACGACGGTAGAAATTATAGGTCAGCCGCACTTCTTTATCACCGAACAAGACCACAGGGATTTACAGCAGATACCGGCAGGCGGCCGACTCACCTTTGCCCTTTCCGCTCCGTTCAACGGCGAAGAAAAGACACTTGATATTTTATATCCAGACGTATCAAAAGGCGTGTACAACCAAATCACCATACCGCAGAACACCGCCGAACAGGTTATCCAAGACGACACGCAAGGAGCGACTGGGGCTAAACTTTACCTTAATTCGCAAGGACACGTATGTATCAGCACCCGCACCTATGAAACCCTTGCGGACGTGTTTAAGTGGTCATACTTGGCGGGCCGTGCACGGCAGCATGACGCTCCGCTTACCATCGATTGTTACAAAAGAGGAACGGCCATTAAAGTGGACGGCTTGACGGCACTCAGTCGGCACTTCCGGAATGTAAACTGCATAACAGAATGGCCGAACTACGTTGATATGCCGAGTCAAAGCGGGCGCTTGTCTATGAACCTTAACATTGCTAGAAGTAAAGGCGATACCGATCTTGTGCAGAACGACTTATCAGATTTTGAGTGCCGAGGACAACGGCTTAATGTGACAGACGGCAGGCTTGAGTATGTGGAATTATAAGGAGGGAAAATAATGGTATTAAAAAAATATATGATAAGCACATGCGGAAAAGTAGTGTTAGCCGGAGTCTATACCCTGGGCGAAAACGAAACGGGAAAGAAGTTAGTCCCCGAACCTTACCAGGAAGCGGTCGCTGAATGGTTAGCAGAAAGAGAAGAAAAAAAGGAGTAGGACGTGGAATTCATGGACGAATTGATTACAAGGATACTGTTAAACGTATCCCATGAACATGTTCTAGATATCTGCAATGTCATTCTATTGGTGTTGATTCTCTTAGTGGCCGATGCTTTCTTGCGCATTATCGCAGAAGTATTTCAGTACAATAAGGACCACAACAGAAAGAACACGACTAAAACTTTTATCACGACGCTTATATGGTATGGTTGGGGGCAAGGCGATTACATCGACGCCAATACGGGCAAGATTAAACGATATCTCATGAGCGAGAAATTAAGAAGCAGCATGTTAAAGAAAATATGCATATTCTACCCGGCATGGTTTTTCTTATCGATCGCATGTGTTTCCCTTCCGGATACCGTATTCATCGGTGTTCGTGGTGATGAACTACTGGCCAATGTTTTTATGTGGTGGCCGGTAGCGTCGGAGCTTTCGTCAATCATTGAGAACCTAAGAGAAATTGACACGTACCATTTCGTGAGAATTAAAAACATGTTCATGGAAATAAATAAAATGAGGAAGTGAAAACGTGATAGACAAAATTAATATCGCAGACCTTGTAGTCATTACAGGCCTTGTAACAGGGCTTGTAATGGCTATTTTGTTTGGCCTAAACGAATTGGCCATGTCTATTGCCTCCGGCCTTCTTGGATACATCGGAGGCTCGAAACTTTCTCCGCATAAAGAAAGGAGCGATGAAAAATGAGAGAAGTAACACTAGAAGAAATTAAAAACCTAGCACGGGAAGCCTATTGGGATCTATGGAACGGCGCTCGGAGTATGGACCGTGACGTCAAACTCTACATTCACTGGACAGGCGGCCGTTATAATCAGACGTTTGGCGACTACCACATTAACATCGCAGGCGAAGGCCGATGCTTTATTTCGACGGATAATTTCGCAGAAGTAAAAAACGCAACGTACATGAGAAATACAGGCAGCATTGCAATTACGCTTTGTTGCGCCTTAGACGCCATCGGCCCGGACAACTTAGGACCGTACCCTCCGACAGAAGCACAAATTAACGCTGTTTCGCAAGTTGTATGTGTTTTAGCCGATGCGCTGGACCTTACAATTGATGCGGACCGGGTCATGACACACGCAGAAGCGGCCGACAATCTCGACGGGCTTTATACCCACAATGATTACGGACCGGATTCAACGTGTGAACGCTGGGACCTTTGGGTACTTAGAGAAGGTGAAGAGCCCGGCACCGGCGGACAACAAATCAGAGGAAATGCCAATTACTATAGACACCATAAATTATTAGCTGATGTGTAAAGGAGAAACCATTATGAATAAGAACGAAATCATGAACATGCTCGCAAAAGAAGCCGCTCAAGTTGCAAAAGAACAAGCAACGGCAGCCCTTAGCTCACTTTCTGCAAACGACTTACGGCCGATTGTAGAAGAACAATTGAAGACGATTACAGGCCCCTTACAGCAAGAAGCAGAAACCACAAGCTCTGTATGGGTAAAAATTAGAAACCGTTTCTACATCCGTATTATTAACAATGCGGTCGATAATATCATTAAAACGATCCAGGACGGCCTGGACGGACTTAGCAAGAAATAAGCTGTTGCATAATTTATAACAACTTATTTAAGCAAACCACTTTTTATTAAACTAAAAACAAAAGTTGTTTAACAAATTGGCATTTCCTTAAACAACTCAATAAGAACCAAAAAGACGGATTCTTGGAACTTAACTTATGTTAAGACCCGGAATCCGTCTTTTTTGATACATGGTAGTATACGAAGATGAAGACGGGATGAGCGAAGTACCGTTCAATGATTACGAAGAAGCAGGGCAATACTTCGACGACCTCGAAGATGATTGCACATGGGCTGAACTTAGAAGATATAACGATATGACCGATTATGACGTTATCGGAGCAATCGGACGAAGAAGATAAACAAATAACCCCTCGTAATGAGGGGTTATTTTTATTTTCGACAAAAATTCGTCAAAAAACCATGGTGAATAATGGTAAATATGGTGAAAAATAAAATAAGAAGAAACTTGGCCAAGGCGATGATTAACACATTTTAATAAATATGGAAAAATAGAAAGGCATAAAAAAGCCTTCATAAGAGAATAGAACAAGAAAATGGCTTTGTCTATATTTATTTTGAACAAAA